CTTTCCGTGTACCAATTAATCTGCTGTAGCCTAGATACACCTTCTGAATCTTCCCATTCAGGATGTCCTACTTGTATACCACTATCTTGGATGACAACATCAACTCCTGTCCCGTCTAATGCGTAAAGATAATCTCCTGAAGTTGTTTTATTATTTCCATAAACGTTTGCAGTTTCAATAATGCGTCTTAAACCCCAATTAACATCTGTAACGTCGTTGAATCCTCTATAGAAATTTCCTGTCTGTCTTGCATTTACGCCAATTTTTATATCATTTCTTTTTTCAGGAGGAATTTCTAGTGCTCTAATTCTTGGATCTTGTCTAAGCATGTATGCTTCGTCTGTGCTTAATTCAAAATAGGTTTGTATTTTAGAACCATATCTAGGATTGCTAGCAGATATAGATCTTTGTGGAATAAATGGCATAAGGTCTGTTGACAACATTTCTTGTTCGATATCTAACAAGTCGTCGCGTTTAAAGACTATTACAGAATATTCTTGCAACATCTCAGTCTCCAATACATTACGGGGCTATGTTTCTTTGTTCAGAGGTATTGCGTTGGTTTGTTCTCTGAAATCCTAAACTAGAACATCTTGGCCTATTGTAATTTAGTACCTGCGCAACTACCCTACTTAATTCTACATCAGATAGTCCTTTTAGAGTGTCTAGAAGTTTAAAAGCGTTTATGTCGTCTAGTTTTGCTTGTTCTAGTAACACTATAGCAGTAGATACAGCAGCAGTATTATCAAATCCTCTTTTTTCAAAAAATCCTACAACAGCATCAATTTGATTTGATGGGAATGTAAGAGTCTTTGTGAAATATCTGTTAAAAAATTCTCTAACATCTCTGTCACTGTAATTTTGTGGTTTTTCTTGCGGTAGATTTGACATAATAATTCCTTATAGCGGAGGAAGATCTTCGCCTTGTATTGGAGGACTGGTTATATCTGCAGGTGTTGCGATAGCAGTCGGTGCTGGTGGGCCAACCGGTGCACCAGGTGTGTCAGTTGCTGGTCCGCCTGTAGGAGCAGGAGGAGCCCCGGGGGTATCTACACCAGGACTGCCTGAATTAAAAGTGGGCGTAGCCGATGTAGTGTCACCGGGGCCACCTGTTCCTTCAGTTTGAGGAAACACAAAGGTAGCGGCACCGTCGCCTATCTGGGGACCGTCCGACCCTCCGCTATCTCCTGTTAGTATATTTCCTAGTGCGTTTGTAGCAAGATTTAAACCGCTTTCTCTAATTCCTTCGCTGGTGAGGTTACCTACGTTTTCTGCAATGTTAACACCTGCAATAGCAGCCTGAAACGGATTAAATTCTCCACCTAGGATATCTGCTGCTCCGCCTATTACACCGAATATGCCAGTGTCGCCGCCTCCCAGTGTTGTAATTGGGCTAGGAGTAGAATCGTAGTGACTGGTTTTTCCGAAGCCAATCGGATTGCCGTTATCACCGGCTTCGACTTCACCTCTGTCGTACAACACAGTGTCATAATTTACTGTGATAGAATTCTGCATTGTTCCTAGACTGTCTGTGTTATCAACAGAATCATGACTCCAATTACTCAGTATAGGGTTAACTAGAATATATTTGGTGTACGTTCTTTTACTCATCTGAGCAATTTCGATTTTTGTAAAAAAGTCTGCTCTAGGCCTATTGTTATCTAAACCATAAGCAGAACTATAATTTTCTGGGTCAGGTACCGGTGCTTGTGGAAAGTTTGGAAGTTCTACAGGCTTAGTATTCATATAATTTGTGTATGGAGAGTCTCCGTTTGCAGGAGTACCGAATCTGTTGATGTTTCCTATACTATCTGCATAGTAATATTTAAAATATGCCTCTAAAAGCGCAGTAGTTGCACCAAAGTTGTCATCATGAAAATCAATAGTAATCGGATCATATTCAAGAGTGGTTTGCACGTTCTTTTTCCTATTATATTGATTTTTGGTTTCTACGTTTGCGGAGAACCCTGGTAGATCTGCTGACTTTACTAGCATGCCTATCTCATTTACATAAGCAGGAAGTTCAGGAAGAAAGCTTTGCGCTTCGGTGCTTAGTGTAAAAGTTATATGATAGAGAAACTTGCTTTTTGGTGCATGTTTAAAATTATCATTTACATACAACCTACTAGCGTGCTGCCAATCACCTAAGTTGCCTTTCGGATTGGTTGCGCCGCTAAATGCAGAGTCAAAAAAACCATCAAATATTGCCATAATTGTATTTATACTAGCGAATTAAACACCTAGATAATAAAAAAGGAGGCCTAGGCCTCCTTTTTTGGTAATTTCTTGTTAGGATTCTTATGTGCCGCCACCTGTTATTAGACTTCCGACTGTTCTGCCAACGTTTGTTCCAAGACCAGTGTTCTCTGGTGTTTGGATTGCGTTGTCATAACGTATCGACAATGTAACTGTTACAGGCTCGTTATTTGCATATCCAAGGGAGTTATAATTCGCATTAGTAACAAAGCAACCGTACAGTTCAAATGTTTCTAGTACATTAGGAGTATTAGCGCCGTTGCCGCCGTCTAGTATTTCAATTCTTGTTGTGAATTTGTAATCAATGCCTGAAGCAGCAGAACTCTGTTCGAAGAAGTCAAACTGCTTCTGTAGTTGCTCACCAACTAGTTTCTGTACTCGATTATTTACATCTTCGCGTAGCGTAATTTCAATTGGTTCCCAAGCATGTCTACCTGCTAGATAAGCACGTGAGTTATAAACAGGTATCTCCATTTCTTCGAAACTGACCTGCGGTCTACTTGTTTCTACAACCTGTTTTGTTAATTCTGTAGTTGGTGTTGATATACCAAAATTTTCTAGTGTAACTCTAAAACGATACTGTAGTTTAGGCATCAAAAGACCCTGACTAGCAGCCGAGTCCTGATTATCTAGCGGTACAGTTATCTTTGATAGTGTTGAGATAGCCATGTGTATAACTCCTTGTCAAAAGTATTTATCATTTTTGTTTAGTTTTTTGAGGCCATAAAAAAAAGCAGCCGAAGCTGCTTTTTGTATTTTTTTCTGTATTGTTTACAGAGCTGCTATTTCGCCTGTGTTTTTCAAGCGCAGCGGAATATAAACAAATTCAACTGCCTTAACAGGTTCTATAGCAATGTCAAGATAAAGTTCATTACGATCTATTCTTGACGGTGTGTTATTCGATTCATCACACACTACCAAAAAGTCATTAAGCGCTCTTTGTCCAACAAGTTCAAGCAACAGACTTTCTGCGGCCTGTTTGATTTCATCTCTTGTGATCTTGTCGTTTTGCTCAAAGATATACGGCTTAGCAAGTAGATTTAATTGTCCTCTAAGATAGATTACCAGTCTTGCAACGTTAATTCTATCAAGAGCACTTGCTCCTCTTGCTCTAGTTTTCTGACCGTAGTTTACAAGCCCTGCACCAGACAGGAAGGTAATTGGATTGACATTGTTTTCATAAAGAATGTCTCTCTGTCCTTCGTTAAGCGCAATGCTGTTGAACTCGCCTTCGTCATCAACATAACCAACTGCAGTAGCATTTGTAATACCACCTCTTCGTATACCAGCAGGTGCGAACCATGGGAATGAAACCTGATCACTCAGTATCATGGTTCTCATAATCATGTGGCTTGGTGGAACAATTACGTTGTTACCGAAGTTGTCTGAAGTAAAGCCCCAGGGATAAAATACACCCATGTATTCGTCTCTGCTTACTAGGCCTTCTAGACTGTCTTCGTTAGCAAGATTGTCATTTGTTGCCCATGTGTTTAGACTAGTGCCGTTTGGTAGCAGTCTTGCAGGGGCGTCGCCTAGCACAAATGCTGTTAGACCTCTGTCAAAATTAAGAGTAATCATCTCGCCGATCAGTTCAGGATATCCAGGTGTTGCCATTAGATTGAACTGTCTTGACTCTGCATCTCTAATGTCGTCATTAGCATTAAGCATTGCCTGTAGTTTCTGTATAACAACCTTGCGCTGTGCTTTTCTTCCAAAACTGCCTGCGCCGTCGTCTTGGTTAGCAGATTCAGTTACCCAACGGTGTGGATAATAGTTTTCCATAGATTCATCGCCAAATCTTATGTTATCTTGATTTGTATCAATGTAGTCTCTTACAAATCTCTTAACATTGAATCCTGATCTACGAAGATTGAAAAGCAGCATGCCTCTTGGGTAGAGTGCTGGGTCAGGAGCGTCTGGATCAAGAAAACTGCTATTTTGTAACTCCACAATAGAAGCAGCAGTGTCTGAAGCAGTGCCACTAGTGTTG